GTTTATGTTTAAAGGTGATATTATGCGAAGCACAGTTTTACCATTTTTGGTTGAAAAATTAATTTTTCCATTTTTCTTATTTGGGTACATGTCGTTCTTTTTCATTTTTCTTAATATATTTTTTTGTATCTCACTAATGTTGTTTTCAGTCAAACGGTTAGTTAAACGTTCATTTCTTTTTGGAACTTTTTTTATTACATTTAACCATCTGTACATGTTAATATAAGTATTATAAGGCCCGAACTCAGATTCATGAAGGTGTCTTTTTACCTTTGCACTTCCATAAATTTTTGACACAGCCCTTGTCAAACCCCGTATGCGTAACGGCCTTATCCTATCACCTTCTTTTTTTAAATTTTTACGCATGTTTGCAAGCGCTCCGTTAGCTTTACCCGCTCGCACAAGACTTGCCATGTTTCGAGGTGACAAGTGTTTACGAAGTTCGTTCGCGACAAAATGCGACGGTAGATTACTAAACTGTTTGGACATTACTTTACACAAATATAAAAAAACGCGCGACTTAGTAACTAAGAAATGCATCCGTACCTGTTCGCCTCGTACCTCAACAGGTGCAAACACAGTGTCAACATGCAAAGGATATTCAGGGAGCTTGGGACACGTCTCGACCTGACGAACGTTACAAAGATTTACGAATCGGCTCGAAGGGTTGACCCTTCTCATCTCACGAAGGTGTACCAGGAGCACATCAAGAAGTACATGTGCGCTGGAAAATGAGGGCTCCGCCCTCGGTGAAGGACCCGGTGAAAAAAAATAATAGCGTGGTACAGTAAATGCCTTGTTTCTCAGCGTGCATCAAGAAAACAGAGGAAGACTTTGAGGCTAAACTCATTCTAATCGTCGAAAAGGTTATAGTAAAGGCTCTCGAAGAGAGGTTTCCTAAGAGGGCAAGAGAAATCGAAGACATAATAATAGAGAAAAAGCAAAGTGCTTAAAGACTCTTCGCGCAGTTACAGTGGTGGAGTTCCCGAGTCGGTCAAAGGGGACGGTCTTAAGAACCGTTGTGCAACACTTCGTGGGTTCGAACCCCACCTCCACCACCAGCTCTGTTAGCTCAGTTGGTCAGAGCGCGGTGCTTATACTTTTGAGTATACATCCGAACATTCACTTGTTCACTTGCAACGCCGAGGTCATGGGTTCGAGACCCATACAGAGCAAACATTTTTTTCACTGTCGTCCACAGTGAAAAAAATGTCTCAATGTTACTCAGGTAAAAGTTTTACTCATAGTAAAAGCAAGACACAAATGGAGGCCCTCCAGCGCATGAACGCCAGCACTACCGAGGAACTCGAGTCCACCTACGAAGAGTTTGTGTACGAGAATCGCACAAAGGTGTTCAAACTCTTCTTCGGCGAGGACTGTGTGTACAAGTTTTTTGATGGCATGCTCATGTGCCAGCGACCTGAGACACTGGACGCGTTTGTGCAGTACCACAACGAGGAGCACCTCGAGTACCTCATAGAAAACGTCTTCCTTGACGGCCCGGATATGTCCGACATGTGGAACGCATGGGACCGCCTCGGGCGCCCCAGCACCCACTAGGCTCGACCCTTGTTTTTTAAAACGCACACGAATAAAAAACATGTCTCAGTTGTACTCAGGTTATTTTTTACATACAGAAAATGAACACTACAGGCGTTGTAACGCTCCAAGTCCTCAAAGGGGACGCGTCTGAACTGTTTCGTGAAACTGAACGAGCGTTTCCAGAGTTTCAGTCTGGCCCCTACGTCCTCGGCGGGTTCGCCGCCTACGCCAACCCCTCCTCGTTCCACAGCCCCCTAGTTAAAGAGCTCAGAAAAGCCACTTTTGAAAAAGTTGTCAAGTCGCAAGTTTTTCAAAAGTACCTTCAAGAAGTTCGGCCCGAGACGCACAAGGAGTTTCGTCTCGAGGTTTTGTTCGACAGGGTTCTGCACAGGTTTCCTGGACAGAAACCAAACGCCGAAACGGCGCACAGGGACGTTACGCCTCACGCGTTCCTGCGCGAAGAGGACGACGACATCCTGTTCGGGGGCTGGCTCAACCTGACGGCGCACGACCAGTTTTTCGTCGGCAAGCCTGGCTCGCACCTCGGGGTCCTCAACACCTACGAGGTCTCCAAGGCGCACCAGGGGTTCTGCACGCTCGACACCAAGTCGGAGGAGTACGCCGAGTACCAACGCACAAAACAAAAGTTCACCGTCCCTCCAGGACACCTCGTGATTTTTCCGCAACACCTGGTCCACGAGGTTCTGTCCCAAACGTCGCCGCACGAACAGTTTCGCCTGTTTTTTGGCTGGCGACTCACGCGCGGAAACTCGACTCTGTTTCCAGACAAGGAAAACGCAATCGACACGCTCGGAGTCCCGAAAATTCCGAGCGGACAAACTCCCGCTCTGTTTTCCAACCAACACCAGTCTGTTTTCAAGAACAAGGAGTTCAACTGGACAGGGCCCAAGGGGCCAAAGGGCACGCTCCTCGACTGGGCGGCTCAGGCCCTGCGGGTCCCGCTCAAGCGACACCTGGACTCGCTCAAGAGCTACGGACTCGACTACCCCGAGTACACACCGGACGAGAAGAAGTTTCTGCTCGCACTCCACCCTCTTTTTTAAAAAACACGCACTCAAAAAATGTGTCTCGGTTGTACTCAGGTTGTTCTTTACGTACTAATAAAACACAATGGAAAACGCAAAGTTCTCTGACAACCATACGTTCAATTACCTGATGACCATTGGGTACTTTCGTGACAACTTTCCAGAGGAGCATCGCCCGTCGTGGGTCAAGATTACAACCATCACAATCATTTCAAAGTTTTTACAGGACATTGACATTCAAAAACTTCGAAATCATTTCCAGGAGGTTGGGTCTATAAAAATTCGCACAAAGGGGAGTGACTTTGAGGGGTTTGAGTGGAAGCTGAAGCCGACAACCTTTTACAACCAAATTACTTTGGGATACACTGACCAGTACAGCACAAAGTCTATCAAAGTGTTTCCAAATGGAAGTGTTCAGATTGCGGGGTGTTCTGACTTGTTTGACTGCAAGAATATTATAAAACAATTGTCCTTTATTCTGTGTAGCATTCTCGAGGTGGACATTCCGAGCAGGGGGTTTCGTGTCGTCATGATTAACACAAACTTTAGTCTCAATTACAACATCAACTTGATGGAGACGGCGCGAGTGTTTGGAACAAACCCTGTTTTTACAAGTGTTACGTTTGACCCTGACAGGTACTCGGCTGTAAAAATAAAGTTTAAGCCCGCGGCTGACATGAAGCAAGTGACTGCGAGCATATTCAGCACGGGCAAGATTATAGTGACGGGAGCGGAGACGCTGAAGGAGATTGCGTTTGCGTACAACGTCATCAACCACCACATCAACGAGCACAGGGATACGGTCAAGGTTTCAAAGACGGCGGTCACGGATGTGTTTGAAACCATGTACGGGTACAAGGTGGGGGACTGCATCAAGCACTTGGACGCAAAGGGGTACTCGCCGTGGCTCTTTACCCGTGTCAACACCCCGATTAATTTCTGAGATTGCTCCTACAGAGCGCAATCAACATTCAATTAATTTCTACAGGTACAGTAAATGTCTACGCGACTTGGAATGGCAGACGGTAGGTGCTTTACAATCAGCACAGCGAGCTCGTTGTTCAATGATTATGTAATGGATTCAAACAAAATACCCCTTGTCGACAACTATTCGTACCGTCAGCTCCTGCAGCGTCAGGGTCCTGAAACTATCGATAACCTCGTCTCGTCCGCCCAGCCCTTTGGGAACAACATGCGCGGGTACCCTCTGTGTACCGAGTGTGTGAACCCGCTCCTCAAAGTCCCCGGTACGTTCTAAGAGTCGGTACCACCTTGTTCCTCATTAAAGTCCACAAAGTATTCTTCTCAATCTCATTGAGAGACTTAACATTGATGTTTGTTGTCTCCAGATGACTCTTTCGATTGTTACCAGTGAGATTCTTTATAAAACTTTCATTTTTAAAATTTTGAAGGACCTTTTTCATGTTGATGTTACTAACATTTGTCATAAACACAATGTAATGCATAGTCACATTCTTCCTTTCTTTTTTGTTCTTATCGAGTTCCCTTTTTGACCTGTTAGCGGTAAATTCATGAATTCTTTTCAAGTTTCTAGCTTGAATAGTTTTCCTTGTTTCTTCGGATAGCTCCCTTCTGGCGCAATTTTCAAGGAACTCTGACTTTTTACAACCTCCAACTGGAAAAGTCAGATTTTTAGACTTGTTGTTCCTAACGACAACATACTTGTTTCCATGTTTTGGTACAATAACAGCTTTGTATCTGTTTTCTTTTTTTAGAGTACTGTTTTCTTTTGAGAGTCTTAGATGTGGTGGTACATAGGGCATTTAATACATGTATTTATTTTAAATCCTGTCTTCTAAAACGATTAACTAGAGCTCTCAATGTATTTGGATTCAAAAGCCTCGTGAGTTCATTAACTGACATGTTTTTGAGAGCTTCAGCTTTTTGTTTATTACGATTATTTAAACGTCCTTTATGTAAATAATTAACCATTGCAAGGTAATTACCCTTGAATCTCTCTGGATGTATCTCTTGACGTCCAAGGACTTTTGATTCTATACGTCTTTTGTAATTACTAGGACCTATGTTATTTAGACCAAGGTTTTTTAGTTTGTTACTACGTGCTGATATAAGGTTATTGAATCTGCTGTTTGTTGAGAGACTGGGTGTTCTTCTGTTTGGTACTCGTTTACGATCTGGGCGTGGATACAGAGCTGCTCTGTATCCACGGACAGCGTGTCCAGCTAATCTTCCCAGGCGTTCATGTAAACGTTCACCACGAGTAGTCATTTATGTACCCAAACAAAAAAAACGCATCTTAACCCCCAGCCATGGAACCTGACCTTGACACTCCATGAGATACGGTCACATTAGATACGTTCACATTAGATACGTTCACATTAGATACGTTCACATTAGATAATTTCACAGGTTTAAACTTTGCTAACCTTGTATTAAGTGCTGCTTTCCTTGCATTAGCCTTAGTCTTAGCATTAGCATTAGCCGTAGCCTTAGCATTAGCCTTTGCTTTTAGTGCTTTAATAATTTCATCGTCTAAATTATTTGCTGATATAGAACGGACGTTTACGGTATCGTTGAGATAATGTAAAAAATGTCTCAGACTCGTCGATCCAGATTTAGTATACATGTTCTTAGTACCTGGATACATACGGTTTAACGCATTCAATAACGCATTTCTCTCATTACTATTTAAATTGTTGTTACCGTGTACACTTGCTAGTCTCTGAAAAGTATTTTGTTTTTCTTGAGCTGCAGAAGCAATATTTCTTATTTTTTTATTAGCGAGAGCCTCTTTAAGAGCTATTCTAATGTTTGTTCTAGCACGGTTTTTACGACTGTTATTACCATTAAGATACTGTACAAATTCGGCTAAAGTTAGTATCCCTTTATTTTTACGAGCTTGATTAAATAAAGCTTTGTTGGCACCCAGACCAGCAATTATACCCTGTTTTGTTTTATTATTCATAATGATAAGAAGCCCTTTAGCATTTCTGTTATAGTTTACACGATTAGTGCCAGCAAAAACACGACCAGCTGCACCAAAACCACGTCCCGTGACAGTTGCAGCTCTTTTAACACCACCTGTCACACGACTGCCAATACCTCCAAAAAAATTACCGACTCCTCCAAAGATACCCTTTTTACGAAGAGGCAACTGGTTCGTGGCCATTTATTGTACACGAACAAAAAAAACGCGTCTGGTGCTGACCAATTTAATCAGTGGTACCTGTAATGTGCGAGTGTTCCATTTGTTTGAACCCAGTCAGGTACACGAGGGCTTCAAAGAAACTGGACTGTAACCACATGTTCCACGGTCACTGCATAGACCAGTGGGTCTCGGCTGGGGGTGACACGTGCCCCATGTGCCGAAACCAGATGGGGGACGTTCCAAGGTACAAGGTTACGATAAGGATAGAAAACACAGAGACGAATAACATAAGAGTAGATGAGATTATAACTGAATTTATAATGGAAAGTTTTCAGGGTGAAATTAATTTTGGAGCCAACACTTCAGAAGAACTTAATGATATTATTCGTTCTCTTGGCTTTCTTCGGGGGATCGACGTCGATGCCCTTATTTTTGACACAGAAGGAACTGCAGTACTTTGAGTAGTTGTACCCGTACTTTCTGTCAGCCTTGCGAGGGTCTCTGATTGACCTGTTGCTCGCGTCCGTCAAGAGAGGGCCAGTGGCCCAGCCGAGCTTGTGGCTAAACACGTTCGCTCTGACCTTGACTATCTTTCCGACAGGGGGCAGCTTGGCCGGGAGTCTCGAGACTGGAATCCTAAAAAATCTGGCGATGCTTCTAGGAGTGTCTCCATTGCGCACAGAGTACTTGACGAGGCCGTGCTGCTTGTAAAAGTGAAAGTCGCCGGTGGAGTTGTGGTACTTGTTTGTGGGCGCGACAAACATCATCACCTTGTAAAAGTTCTTCTTGCACCGTTCCTCAGCCCTTGCCAGGTACACCTTTTTTGGGTTGTCTGAAATAACACGCTTCGCGAGCCCCTTGCACGTCCTGTACGTATGAAAAATACTGGACATGCCAGAGTGATTTCCAGGGATGCTCTTGTTGTTCCGGTACTTTCCGTGGTCGCCAACCGCGTACGCGTAACAGTTGTCGACGTGGAGTCCCTGGCCGCCCCAGGGTTGCCACGAGTACGGAACCTCGCCTCCAGAGAGGGGGAGTTCCCCTATTTTTACAGAGGGCTTTGCCGGGGCCTTCGCCCTCATTTTTACAGCCCTCATTTTCATCTGGTCCTTCACCGAGGGCTTCGCCCTCATTTTTACGCGCCTTCTTGCGAGAACCATTAATAAATACCGAGAAATAAAAACTTTGTCACTATTAAATGGGTGGTCTTATGCAGCTCGTAGCCTACGGCGAACAAGATGCAGTTCTCACAGGTGACCCAAAGGTTACATTTTTTCAGGCTGTTTACAAGCGCCACACAAACTTTGCAATCGAATGCATTCAGCAAACGGTGAACGGTTCCAGTGTCACGAACGGTGCTCGCATGTCTGTGATTGTTGCCCGAAGCGGCGACCTCATAGGCGAAATGTACATCGATCTCCAGACTGGAACCGTTCCCGGCGGCGCAAACGTCTTGAGCGGGTACTCAAACACAAACACTGTCTGGGACGGAACCTCTTGGATGGCTGAGCGTGCCATCCAAGACGTTGAGCTAACAATCGGAGGCCAAAAGATTGACAAGCACTTTCAGCGCTGGTGGCGCCTGTACTCGCAGCTGTACCTTCCAGAGAACAAGAGGGTCCTCTACGGCAAGATGACGAGCAATCCCAACGCCCAGTCCTCGAACGTTCTCAACGCCTCGGCCGGGCAGGTGTTCCTCCCGCTCCTCTTCTTTTTCAACAGGAACCCGGGTCTGTACCTTCCTCTCATCGCCCTCCAGTACCACGAGGTTCGTCTCGACTTTGACATTTCCCAGGAATTCACCACGTACTTTAACCCGAGCTACTTTAACGTCTGGGGCAACTACGTGTTCCTTGACACGGAGGAACGCAAGATGTTTGCGCAAAAGGGACACGAGTACCTGATAGAGCAGCTCCAGTACACTGGCGCTTCGTCTCTTTCGTCTGCTGTCACGAACCAGAACCTCGTCCGCGTCACGTACAACCACCCCGTCAAGGAGCTCGTGTGGTGCATCACGCAAAACTCGTCGTACGGCAAGCAGCTCTGGGACCTCACTCAAAACGCGAGCAACGTCAACAACATCATCCTTTCGACCAACCCAGCTCAGCCCGCCGCCGCGACGAGCAACACTTTCGTGCCAATCACGTACGCAACCGGCGCGCCCATGCAGTTTTTCCCGACCGGCGTGCTCGGGAGCCAGTGGATAGAGGACGGGTACACCGCGGGCACCTCGTTCGGACCCATCGCGCAGTTCAAGCTCCTCATAAACGGCCAGGACCGCATGAAGATAAACTCGGGCAAGTACTTTAACGAGATGCAGCCGTACCAGTACCACTCGGGGAACCCGTACCCCGGCATTTACTCGTACTCGTTTGCCATACACCCCGAGGAGCACCAGCCTTCTGGCACGTGCAACTTTTCGCGCATCGACAACTCGCAGGCTGTTGTCGTGCTCAAGCAGGGGTGCGCCACAAACTCCTTTATCGAAATGTTTGCAGTCAACTACAACGTTCTACGCATACAGTCTGGCATGGGAGGCCTCGCATTCTCCAACTAAGTCTTTACAAACTCGAAATGAACTCTGGAACCATCCTTGCGACTCTTGGCAAGCGCGAACCCCCACTTGTTCATCACTTGCGTAAACTTTTTAAAGTTGACTCGTTTGGAGCCTATGAAAGCGTCGTCGTCGTCTCCTGCGAGAGCGTGTCCGGCAAACAGCTGCCCCTTTTCGAGGCTTTTGTGTACATCGAGAAGAAGCTTTTCGAGCGCCTCTCTCGTTTCAAAAAAGTTTTCGAGTCCTTGCTTCAGAGTGTACTCTGTGAACGAAGGGTCCGACCACTCGAAAGTGGAATTGGAGGGGTGTACAGGTACAAACACAAGCCCGCCCTTCTTTGCACCAAAAACCTTTTTTGATGCATCGATAAGATTACGGAGCTGTGTGAGTTTTTTACCTGGGTACTCGTACACTTTGTTTCCCTCTTGAACAAAGAAGGTGTTCATGCGAAGTATGCTCATCTTGAGCCCCAACAAAGCGCTGTACAACGTTTCTATTCTTTTGGTCAAAGGGGCTTGTCTGACATTTTTGCCTTTTGCAAACAGGATGTCAGAAGCGTAGAATACGCCACCATTAATTTCACCGTCAACGAGTGTACCTGCATAATCAGGGTGAAATTTCTCAACGTGAATAGGAATAAACTGCATTTGTTTCGTAACGAACGAAGGTATGCCGTACTTGTCGATAAAAAAGAGGTGACGGTCGCCATGAACCTTGTCTGTCACGGAGTAATTTTTTTTCAGCAAAACGCTGCGATCCGTGAGAGACAAACGCCTCGGCTTTCCAGCAAAGCTTTCAGTCCCGGTGAGCTCCTTGTACAGATTCTTTGCGCGCACTATGCTTTCAACAACGTGTTCAGCAGCCTTGTTGTCAGTCTCGACGCGGTAGGAAGCTGGTCGAGTCGTCGCCACGAGGTGAACCCTGATTCCGCCTCTAGAATAAGTAACAGTGTGTTCAACAGTGTTGCGAACCTTTTCAAGCTTGTGTGAAACTTCCCAGGAGACAAAGTAGCTGGATAAAATTTCAGATTCTAATCTTGAAATGTCCAGCTTCATTTATGTGTACAATTTTTTTATTTCAGTACTATAAATGATTAAAGACCTTGTGAACCTTTCCAGCTTTACAGACTTTCTCAAGTGGCTTATCATATTTATGCTAGTCCTTCTTATTTATGTGTTGATAATCCGTTTCCTTTGGAACACGGTTCTTGTCAAGCACATAACCGTCCTCAGACCGGTCGAGAAGCTTCTCGATACGTTTCTCTTGGCCATTGCACTTTCTCTTTTCAGTGGGTCATGCATGTGCAGCAGCTCTTAAAATCTAGTGTACTAGTATGGAGGACTGGAAACTTGTTCTCATAGTGCTAGGCTGTATTATTTTACTGTCACTGATTCTACTGCTCGTAAAACGAGAAAAATACACGACGCCAAAGGCTCCGCCAAAGGCTCCGCCAAAGGCTCCGCCAAAGGCTCCTACAGGTACTACGCCAAGCGCTTCTTATATAGTAACCCCAACTACAAAAACCGGAGTCACTCTTACATCAAGTGATTTTTCAGCGGGTAGCCAGTCGGGTGGAGTAGAGGTAAACCAGCTTAATGGAAGTGTTACATGGAAGAGTATAGAACTTAAAAGTACAAGTACAAATGGAAGTCTCAATACAAATTTTGCAGTCATTCCAAACACGGCTCAGGCTTTTCAGGTTAAAGGAACTTTTTCTACAGATTCAAAAGTACCGATAAAGTTGAACATACCTGGTTACTTTGTAAACGACACACTAGACAAAGTAGAAACTAGCCTTTATATACCCGCGAACAATGTGAAGCAGTCCTTTTTGTTCAACTGTTATATTACAAACGAAAGGGTCACCACTTTTAATTTTAGTTTTGATTATACACAACCTGTAAAAGCTAAACTAAAAAATTTTAAAGTGTTTGTAGGAAACGATGTTACAATCACACTCATACACGGTGACCCAACTCCTATAGTTACACCTCTGTATCCACCGTCTCCAAGTCAGCCAGGTAAGTACTCAATTAAAAATGTATTACTTAAATCGATGAACGGAATATCGGAACCAATGCAAATGTTTTTAGGTGTAAATTCAATGAATATAAATGATAATGGATATTTTGGTTCTGTTAAGACACCAGAAGAACCAAATTGTCAATTTTTTTTAAACCCAAAGATTGGAACAACGAACGTTTATACAATACAGAGTGTGCTGTACATGAATCAAAACGCTCCAGTTGGTTCTTTTTTGAGTAGCGCACCTTCCTCGTCCTCTACCCCTTCTTTATTGATACGTAAACAAGATGATACATGTGATTGGATTGTGAACCAAGTTAACAAAGGAGAAAACATTTACACGTTTCAAAGTGTAAAAATATCAAAAAATTCACAAGGTGGTTCTCCTTCTTATTTATCCGCTGGTGACCAAAATGATAATGCTGGTAAGTGGGGTACAAGGTTAACATCTGATCCAACTAACACAGTGGCACAGTGGCACTTAAATCTTGCTTAGAACCTTTTGTGTAACGTACTCAGAAACCTCTTCAAAGGTGACAAACATCTTTTTTGCAAGAGGGTGACTCTTCTTAACACGTATACAGTCATTTGTACCTAGTATAGGTACACTTACTTTACCCGAAAACATCTATGTTTATATACACGTGTATATAAACATAGACTTTGTAAATTTTAAATGAAAATTACAAACCCCAACCGTAACCTGTTGGCATCATGTATTCATAAGCTTTATAAATGGGATTGTTAGGTAAATTGTTATTCCATCTTCTTTTCTGCTTAATGGGTTGCCTCATGTTGGGTTGCCTCGTGTTAGGTTGCCTCATATTGGGTTGCCTCATGTTGGGTCTCATATTGGGTTGCCTCATGTTGGGTCTATACGGATACATCTGTTTAGCCATACCTCTCGCTTCTTGTGGAAATTTTCTAGCTAAATTTAATCCAGCCTGTATCCGTCTAGGAATTCTGCCTCTAAACAATGGATTTCTGCCTCTTCTTAACGCACCGCCTAAAAAGCCACCGCCTCTAAACAATGGATTTCCGCCTCTTCTTAACGCACCGCCTAAAAAGCCACTGCCATACTTTGTGACTGAAGGCATGAATCTTGCTGCTGCAAGAAATGCCATTTATAATACAATCGCATTAAAATTACATGGGCGTGTATCCCACCTTGACAGTTCCGTCGTCATTCTTTAGGGTTGGAAACCCAGACACACCCGGACAGCTTTCTTTGTCACAGTCCACAAATGTGTACTTGACGCCCTTGGCGTCCATCTCCTCGGTCTGTTTACGAGTCCATCCGCATTTGTTGGACCCGTAAACAGTCCATCCGCCTGCAGACGCGTTTGTAGGAGGAGGAGCTGGAGCCTTCGCCCTGAAGTTCATGAACATGTACACAGCGCAGATTAAACCTATCACTATAGCAGAAGTGATACCCCATCTAAGCACGTGCGAGTCCATTTACTATAGCACTTCATTTTATTTTTTAGAATTTGACCTGCTGGACCCTGAACCCGACCTGTTTGTTCCTGAGGCGGAGCCGGAGCCGGAGCCGGAGCCGGAGCGAAAGTTTGTTGGGCGCTTAGAAACAGCTGTGTTAACAGCTCTGTAACCGGTGCGTGATTTAGCACGACGAGCCATCGATGCGAGTTTTCGCGACAGGGCTGTGTTGTATTTCTGGCGCCTCGCTTTGGGGCTTGAGGGTGCACTCTTAGGTGAGTTTTTAAACGTTACGCGAGGACGAGGAGGGGAGTTTCGCCCTAAAACTTGCTGGAGAAGCTTGTTTGCGAGAAGAGACTTTTGTGAAGGAGACATGCCCGGGCTCACCGCCTTTTTGAACTTGTTCCAGCGCTCGCGATCCGCGTTGTTGAGATACATGCTGATTGAACGAGCCATTGTTCCGGGGGCTTGGTGAGGGCGGGTTGGAACCCTGTTGTGCACGCCAGTTCGAACGTTTTTCGTAGCGGCGAGGAAATTCATGAATGGGTTAGGGTTGCGGGGTTTCGTGCGTTTCTTCTCGCTCGAAGTGGGAGAATTGTTCTTGGGGTGGCGGCGGCCGCTCTTGTTCCCTGGTTTCGTAACGTTAAAATTGTTGCCGACGTTGAATCGAGAAACCTTGGGCTTCTTCTTCTTGTGCACAACCATATTTCGCGCGTTGTTGAGACCTCCGCGCCTGAAGTGAACGTTCTTCTTGCCGAAAAAGTTGTCGTTGTTGTACGAGCCGTTCGAGTACCTGTTGTTGCCACGGGAGCCGTTGTTGCCGCTCGAGTACCTGTTGTTTCCGCGGTTGGGACGACCGGTCAAAACCCTGACGCCGTACCTGTACTCGTTCTTGGGCTTGAGGTAATTCAGTTTCTTAGGCATCGCCTTTAAGACGCGTTTCAACATGCGCTTGTTGCGTCCCTGCATGAACGCAACAATTTTAAGAAGCCGGTTAGGGCTAAAGTTGGGAGAGCTCATACTCGTGTTCGAAACGGGGGAACGGCGAGCGTTCGAAACGGGGGAACGGCGAGCGTTCGAAACGGGGGAACGTTTCGCGTTCGAAAGAGGGGAAAACTTGTAATTTTTCATGCCTTCTCCGCGTGCAATCTCTTCGCGACCCATTGCGAAAAGGTGAAAGATGGAGCACAGGTCGCCCCTGCTTGGGTTGCCCTTGATTCCCCTGAGAGCGTTCTTAGCCTTTTCTGTTCCGTGAGCCTCTATGAACTTTTTCATGACTGGCACGCTCATAGACTGAGCTCCGTACCCTGGCGTTCGCTTAGCTGCTTTTCCGCAGGCGGTCTGCTTGTTCATTTACTGTATGTGAACATTTATTTTGACGCGGTGTCCTGGTGCGCTTCCACTTTGAAAGTACGAACTCGAAAGAATACTTCTAAGAGATGGGAGCCCCGGGTAGCTCGAAAAATTACGCAGTCTGTACCTCTTCACCATGGATGTATTTTTGCCGAGGTACTGTTTGGGTATAACCTTGCGAATAAACGCTTTTATTTTTGGGTCTTTCATAGTAGTGTAAATTGAATTCAAAACAAGGTGGTAATCGTACTTTATGTCGTTCGTGTAGTTGTCGGTCTCCCCGAACCCAAAGTCTGTTATGTACGGTCTGCGTGTTCCGTCTTCTATGAGAATATTGTTGAGATGGAGGTCGTTGTGACGTATTCCATTCTTGTTCAGCTTGTACACAGTTTTTAGAATTTGGTGCAACATCTTCTTTGTAATTTTTCCGTAACTGTACAGAGTCTCTGAAGGAATGTACTGGGAGTACATAATGCTTCCAAAAGGTTTGCACTTAAAGAAGTAATACGGCGCCGGGACGTTGCGAGGCGCAACTCCGTAAGCCAGCTTTGTAATTTTAAACTCTTTTTTCATGTCGTCTTTGCTCTTCTTTACTGCAATCTGATTTGTGCACCCTTTGGTGGTGCACCCGCGAGACACCTGGCCGTAACTTCCCGCGCCTATAGCGTTGAGTCCTACGACTTTTCTCTTTTTTGAAAACAGAAACCTTTCAGGGTGACACCCGGACATTTATAGTACCACTCTAAAAAAGTTCCCTCTCCTCCTCGCTAAACCGAACGCCTTGAGTCTCGCCGGTAGCTTGGCGTTTGAGCCCGCACGACACGGTCCTAAACGCGCCTTTAACGTTGCGGGTGTTAAACGTGAGCGCGCTGTGCTCTGGAATTCCGAGCTCGCTAGCCGACTGGATAGCGTCTTGATTTGCCGCGAGAAACACAAAGGTCCACCCAGCCTTTTTCTTCTCCTCTATCAAGTCGTTTATGTGCAGCTTGGAGTACTTTATGCTCGAGTTTTCAAAGCCGTCAGTCAGAATTACAATCGAAGGAGTTTCGTCGATTGGAACGCTCTTGATGACGTGACCGATTGCGTCCAAAAGCGCAGTTCCTCCGCGGGGAACGTACGTCTTTGTGTTCAGGGGTTCAACGTCTCTGACAGCCTTTTTGTAAACTTGTGTAATTTCATTGTCAAAAAGAGTGAGACTCATAATCGTGGAAGTGTCTTGCTCAGTCAAAAAGGTGTTGAAACCGCCTATAGTGTCACTCAGGCAGTCCTTCATGGAACCCGAGCGATCGAGCACACAATAAATTGAGGTGTTCATTTCTTGATTACAGTACTTCTTACTTCTTTAGAAGTCTTTTCTCGAGCACAGGACCCCAGTATTTTTCGCACACCAGGTCCCAGTTCCACTCAGTCTTGATTTCGTTCATAAGCGCATCGGTGTACTCCTTGATGGCGCCTTCGTTGAGCCACTGTATCAGGTTAACAGCCTCGTCAACCGTGTCAAACGTCTTGACGTTCTTGAGGAACAGAGAGTACCCAACCTTTGTCGTGATTACCGGTATCCCGCACATGCTCGCTTCGAGTATACCGAGCCCAGCTCCTTCTTCGGAAGAAGTGTACATGAAAACGTCAATTCCGTCGTAGAGCTGGTGATTAAGTTCAAAACTTTTATCAAATATGAAAACTGGTTCTACTCCAGCCTTTTCGCAAATCTCTCTGAACATGTCCACGCGTTTTATGTCGACGGAGTTGTCGGGGTTTCCGATTATGCCGGCTCTCTTGACGTGTGTAATTTCTCTCATAGGGTAAAAGTGTTCTGGGTCGACTCCGACGGGAGTCAGCTCGGCTGTTACCCCGTGCTCTTTGAACATTTCGTCGAGCACTTGTTGGGATATTCCGCCGTACAGAGGCCCGTCCACCTTTTTCACAAATTCTTTCAGGACCGGGTGGGTCAGGGCGCACGTGTGACTCACCGCGATGCACTTGTCCAGGTACTCTTGGGGCGCGATGTCCTGCCACCCGGCTTCGACCGGTCCGTACGTTATAACTGAATTTCCTAGAATAACGTCAAAGTGTTTCCATTCTTCTTTTCTGAAGAAACGGGTGCAGTCTTCGGAACTCCCCCAGTCAAAGTACTCAAAGTCGTACTTGTGACTCAGATGTTTTATGAGAGAATAGTGAATCCTCCCAAATGCCCACTTCTTTTCCGTGAATATAGCCACCTTGGGTTTCTTCGCGAGTCTCTTTTCAAACACCGGTTTCCAAAACTTTTCGCACTTTACCCTCCAGTCCCAGTTTTTACGGATTTCGCTCGAGAGATTCAAGATGTACTCTCTGAGAAAAGCCTCGTCCGAGTTGAACAGGTGTATAAGCTCAACCGCCTCGTCAACCGTTTCAAACATTTTAAGGCTCTGAATTCCTAGACTCATCGAGTGTTCGCTCTTGGCGACAAGTACAGGGATGTCGCAGCACGCCGCCTCTAAGAAGGCGCCCTCGTGGAGAGACGTCAGCACGAAAAGGTCAATGTCTTCGTAAAGCTTGTTGTTCAGGGACATGTCCTTTCCAAATATATACACTTGTTCAACGCCAGCCTTTTCGCAAATCTCCTTGAACACGTCCAGTCTCTTGACGTCAATCGGTTTACTAGGGTTTCCTATGATTCCAGCTCTCTTGACGTGTCTTATTTCTCTGGTTGGGAAAAAGTGGTCAATGTCCACGCCCGGCTCCACGAGTTCGCACTTGACCTGGTACGTCCTGTCAACGGCTTCAAGAACTTTTTTGTTAATTCCGCAGTACAGAGGGCCTCTCTTGTACTCTATGTGTTCTCTGAGATGAGGGTGGTGCATGACAGACGTGTACACAACCGGCACGCACTTGTTGAGGTACTCTTGAGAAACGTTAGGAAACCATCCGTTTATGTCCGAAGCTATGAGAGAGTTTCCAAGGATAATGTCAAAGTTTTTCCATTTTTGCTGGTGAAACAGCTGCGCAATTTCTTCGCTGTTGCCCCAGTCAAAGTACTCAAAGTCGTAAGAGTCTTTCATGTGCTTTATGAGAGCGCTGTGAATCCTCCCCAGGGCCCACGTCTTGTCGCTAAAAATTGCAACCTTTGGCTTTTTTAAAACCTTGAGTCTGAGGTGCGTGTTGTATGCGCGCTCGACGACATCGTACCTGTCCGAAAACAGGCGAATAACGCTCTCGACTTCGCTGTGAGGCGTCAGCTCGTTTGTTTCGAAAATGATATTGTCGGGAGGGCACGCGCCTTCTTTCGTGTTGAGGTACTCGCGGAGACCCTTGAGTATGACGCAGTCATGGCCCTCCGTGTCCAGTTTAAGAGTCTTGACCTTTCGCACATTGTACCTGTCAAGCAGCTCTGAAATGTTCAGCAAAGGAACAGTCTGCTTCTCGACGAGGTGTTTCACGGCCGGGTCTTGGTGTTGCACGTGAGGTTTGTCCATGGAGTTGCACCCTCTCATCCAGTCTGGGAGTCTGTTTTCGACAATCGCAAAGCTGGGTACGTAGTACATGTCGCACGTGGACTTTGTTTTCCCGTGCGTCACCGCGCACTGCAGCTTGATTTTGTTCGGGTGATTGGGCAGCCTGGTGAAGTACTCCGGAATGGGTTCGACGTAGATGCCCCTGAGCTTCGGGTCCGTCTCGATTGAAAAATCGCTCGTTCCAATCTCGATAAAGTCAAAGTCGTCGCACGGCTCCGTGACAAAACTCTTTTCGAGCCACCCGATAGACTCCCTCTCAGGGTGCTTCTGGTACCACCCTGGGCCGTCGTACACGTCGTGGACCATCTGAAAGTACTCTTCGTACATCTTCGCCACCTTCTCGAGCCGAAAGTTGAGAGCCCACTTTCGGCAGTCGCTCGGCTTGATTTTGTCGATGTTGCGTCCGGCCCAGCAAAACTGCTCGAACGTCCTGCACCTGTACCCGGTGACCCCGTGTATGTTGTTTTCGGTGAACGAGCCCCAGTCCGTGGTTATTGTGGGGGTTCCAGACATGAGCATCTCCATTTGAACGCCTCCGAACGGCTCGAGGTACATAGACGCGACTATGCCGCACTTTGCGCGCGACATGAGCCTCTTGCGCGTCTCTCGGTCCGCGTAGCCAACCTCTACGACGTGAGGCGGCACGGGGTCTATGCCGGCAGACTTGAGGCTCTGCTGCCCCGCGACTATGAGCTTGACGCCAATCTCCTGCGTCATTTGGACCGCGATGTGGATGCCCTTGCCAGAGTACACGCGACCCAGAAACAGAAAGTAGTCATCCTTCTCCTCGCGGTACTCAAAGTCTTCGAGGTCAAAGTAGTTTGGAATGACCGCCTCGTACCAGTCCTGCTTGCATGTTCCGCACGACGTCATGTTGCAGTACGCGTGGTACACCGCATACGACTCGAAAATCTTCCAGCGAGCCCAGTGCCCGCCCGCGTACCCGATGCCGGGCTCGACGCAAATCATGTCCTGGTGCGCGTCGCAAATCGTCCTGACGCCAGACCCCCAGAACGGAAGGATAAAGTCCTTGGGCTGCTTTCTCTCTCCAATAGCCTCGATTGCATTCTTGTAAAAGGTTTGGTACGCGTGGTCCTGGACGTCAAACTTGAAAAAGTTGTTGCGCCAGTCGTAGTTTCCGTACGCAATCTCGAGGTCCTTGTTCGTCGAAACCGTCACGTGCTCGTCGCAAATGACGTTCGAGTCCTCGTGGCCGTAGTGAATGATGTAGTGACCGCGCGCCTTCATCATCTTGCAAAACTTGAGAACCTTCTGGGTGTAAGCACACCCGACATAGTCGATGTTCGTAACCGTGTGAGGGAGTCCAAGACAGTGAAACCTCATTATTATTCTTGGTGTACATTCTTTTTATCGCGTTTTAACGTATTTTAAAAAGTATCCCTTATACAGTAGTAATGGTTCTTCTGAACAAAAAGGAGTACTCAGAACACTTTGAACAGTTTCAACACGAAGAGTACTTTAACTTGAAGCTGTACCCCGAGGCTGGTGTCATAGAACAAGAGGCTGGACTCCTGAGCGAACTCGTAGAAATGTTCCAAGGAGACTGCGAGTTTGAACTGGTGGGAGAGTCTGAGTTTCTTGTTGACAACCTGCCTGCTTGTCGAGGGAAGCACATCATTACGTACATGAACGGCTCGGGGGAGTTTAACGGGTGCTTCTTGCTGTCACCTGAAGGAGACTCTTCTCTTGAGGCGATGTACCCCCAAAAGGTTATGGTCCACGGCCTCAAAAAAGTTTTGTACTTTTTGGAAAAGTACAGAGACATGTTCTTTGAACACTTTAAAAACTACAAGTTTGTTGACGGGGTTCTTTACTTTGACAACCTGATTTGCCTGTGCATGATTGTCAAAAACGCCGGACCTCTCTTTGAAAATGTTCTGGAAGCCAACAAACCAAACTTTGACAGGTGGTGCATGCTCGACACAGGCAGCACCGACGGAACTCAAGATGTTATCAAGAGAGTCCTGGCTGACAAGGATGGACACCTGTACGAAGAACCATTTGTAAATTTTAAAGTGTCTCGAAACAGGTGCCTCGAGCTCGCTGGAACTTCTTGTAAATTCTTGTTGACACTTGATGATACGTATATTGTTCAAGGCGACTTGAGAGGTTTTCTCGCAGAGGTTCGAAGCGACCAGTTTTCTGATTCGTTTAGCATGCTCATAAAATCAGACGACAGCGAGTACTACTCAAACAGAATTATAAAAAGTAAATCGGGACTGAGATACGTGTACACTATACATGAAGTCATTCCGAAAGAAAACAACGTGAACGTAACCATCCCAGTCAACCGGGGAATACTGTTCGACGAGAGGTCCGATTACATGGAGAATAGAACAACCACTCGCAAACTGTTTGACTTGGAACTTTTGTTCAAGGAGTACGAGGACGACCCGAACGACCCGAGGAGTCTGTACTACATTGCCCAGACGTACGGGTGCATGGGCGACGAAGTCAACAAGGCCAAGTACCTCGAACTCCGAGTGAACCACCCGAACGAGGGGTACATTCAAGAAAAGGTTGACGCGTGCTTCGAGCTCGCTCGCTGCTACAACTTTAAACTTGGCAGGAGCTGGGAAACGTGCGAAGAGTGGTACAACAAGGCGTACGAACTCGATCCGGAAAGGCCAGACTCTCTGTACTTTTTAGGGATTCACTGGTACCTTGAAAAGAATTACAAAGTGGCCCACGAGTTCTTTAAGAAAGGGTTCGAGATTGGGTACCCTCTTCACCGCCAGTACTCTCTGAAGCCGACGCTGTCTTTTTACTTTTTGCCAAAGTTTCTGTCAGAGACTTCGTATTACACAAAGGACTTTGTCACGGGCGAAAAATCCGCGAGGTACTTTTTACAGAATAACCCACAAGGTTCGGACTCCTGGAACATGATGAGTTCTTGGTTAAACATATACATAGAGTTGAACAAGATGGGACCTATTTCTGAAAATCCACACGAGTATACATCGAAAGTGTTTTGTATTCTCGCAGACGGCGGGTGGTCCAACTGGAACGGGGGTGACATACACACGAGCGGTGTAGGCGGTTCAGAGACTTGGGTCATTGAAATGGCTCGAAATTTAAAAGCTATTAACCCAGAGCTTACTGTCGTAGTGTTTTGCAAGTGTAAAGAGCCAGAAAACTTTGAAGGAGTCGGATACAACCCGATTGAAATGTTTCACACCTTTGTTGCAAACAACGTTGTTGACACTTGTATCATAAGTAGGTACACTCAGTACGTTCCGGTTGCGCTCGAGGGACATGTTAAGGATGTTGGAGTAATATTCCACGATTTGATTCAAGATGAGACTGTGATACCCGTTAACACCAAAATCAAGTGGCTGTTTTGTCTCACAGACTGGCACTCAAAGTACATCAAGACGAGATTCCCAGACTTTAATGTTCAGACTCTAAACTACGGAGTAAGTTCAAAGTTTTCATCGGGTACAAAGGTTAAAAACTCTTTCATATATTCTTCGTTCCCAAACAGAGGACTTGTTGTTCTTCTCAAGATGTGGAAGAAGATTTACCAAAAGTTTCCTGACGCAATCCTGAACCTGTACTGCGACGTTGACGGAGAGTGGGTCAACAGAGTTGCGCCTGACGAGATGAAAGAAGTCAAACAGCTTCTCGCGGAAGTTCAAGGTGTCGTGTACAACGGCTGGGTTCCCAAGGGAACTTTGGCCAAGGCGTGGGAGACATCAGAGTACTGGCTGTACCCTTGCAAATTTGAAGAAACTTTTTGCCTGACAGCTCTCGAAGCGGCTGCTTCAAAGACGCTCGCCGTGACAAACAACTTGGCTGCTCTCGAGGACACTGTCGGAGACAGAGGTGTCATAACTCATGGAAATCCCCTGGAAGAATCTTGGCAAGACGAGTGTCTCTCAAAACTTTTTGGATACATGGATGGAATCGAGAGCGAAGCTCACAGTAAAAATATTTTAGTTGAAAAAAATTATTCGTGGTCAAAGACTCTGACATGGGATGGTCAGGCTAGAAAACTCGCCGACTTTACGGGCGTTAGTTACATGAGAACAGATTTTGATTACTGTGAAATGTTAAACTGGACAGTTGACGTTCCAAAAAATTCTAAAACACAAATGTTGAATGTTTTAAAATGTTTACCAAAAAGTTCAAAACTTTTAGAGGTTGGAACATTTGTCGGAACAAGTCTGATAACTTTTTTAGAAAATGTTGAAGACTCGAGTGCAGTTGTTGTAGACTCGTGGAAAAATTACACAGAAACAAACAAAAAAGAAGAAACAATTGTTACAAAGGTTGATTTCAGTGACATTGAAAAAACTTTTTACAAAAACACTGAAAGGTACAGGGACAGGATAACAGTTTTAAAAGGTTCGTCTCGCGAAAAACTTTTAGAACTCGTGGTTTCAAACCAACAATTTGATTTTGTGTACATTGACGGAAGTCACAAGTGTCTAGACGTGTACCTCGACGCGTGTCTCTCGTGGAGGCTCCTTAAAGCCGGTGGGTACATGGTGTTCGACGACTCTACGTTCAATTCGGGGAATGAAATCCTTGACAGCCCCGAACAGGCGATTATTCATTTTACAAGAGAACACGAAGGGGAATTTAAAATTGTTTTTAAAAGTTACCGTATTTGTTTGGAAAAAAACTAAACGGCGGTCTGGTTAAACGCCACTCCTATTTGAGTGCTTGGAAAACTTCTTCCGTTTCCCCACAGTATACGGACTGCGCCTCCGCCTCCGTAGGAATTTATAACACCAGCACCCGAATATATACGCCCACCTGCACCAACGACAACAGTATAATTATTACCAGGTGTTACTGAAAAGTTGTTTACATAAGCAAGTGCACCTCCTCCTCCACCCCCGCGACCAGTTCCTGATGCGGCGTACCCCGTTATACCTCCTCCGTATACACCGCCACCAGCATTAGCAACAGCTGCGTTAGTAACATTTCCATTACCGCCTCCACTCCCACCCTTTCCAGCCTGTTGTGCATTAGTACCAGTTGTACCACCTGCTCCATTAGCCCCAGAACCGTATACTCCAACTCCACCACCACCGGATGAATAAAATCCTACACCTGCTCCACATCCACCTCCACCACCTCCACCAGCTCCACCAGCTCCTGCACCAGTTGATCCACCTGCTCCACCTGCTCCAGAATAACCACCTGCACCGCCCCCAGCTCCATTTACATTAGCTGCTCCAGTGCCTCCAGCGCCTCCAGCGCCTCCTGTTCCATTTAGTACTGTACCACCTGCACCAGCTATTGTACTGGTTGTTGTACCACCCCCACCCGCGCCACATGTTGTACTGTTAAAAGTTGAATTACCACCAGCTGTACTCGCTATACTACCCACTGTACTTGAACCAGCTCCACCCGCTCCTATGCACAGTACACATATACTGGTAACACCATCCGGGCATGTCCACGTGTATGTCCCGGCTGTGGTGTACAGGTTTTCACCTGCACGAGGCTGGAGAAGAGTGGAAATGTCCACGTCGTTTTGAGTGTACCCGCTACTCGCGAGAGCTGTCCCAGCAGTTCCCGTGAGTGTCACGTACTGCAAAGAGCTTCCACCAGACTGAAGATTAGTGAGTGTCGTGTTGCTGCTACCTGCAAAACCGGTCTGGAACAAAGTTGACAAGTCTTTGTTGCCGAGTGCGGTACTCGTGTACCCGCTCATTTATCTTTTCTCAAGAATTTCAATTCGAACCATGAGGTCGTTGATTATTTTTACAAGTGGAGCTATGAGCTCTTGGTACCCGATAGACTGCGGGTTCTTACCTTCTGGGTCCCTGTAGTGGAGGCCCAGTTTCTCGCCGCCTAGAACCTCTTCGATTTCCTGAGCTATAAAGCCAAACCTCTTGGTGCACGTGTCACTCTTGAAAGAGTACTGGACCGGGTGAATCTTCTTGACTAGGTCTCTGCAGTACTCGAGAGGAAGCTCTTGTATGCTAGTCTTGGTGGTTCTGTCTGACGTAGTGTTGAACGCCGTGGCGCTGAGAACGCCGGTCGACGTGACGTAGTTGAGAGCCGTTGTTCCTACATACGAAAACTCGTTCGATGTAGTATTGAACAAAACAGGGTACAAAGTCCCTGTTGCTCCATTCGCAACTGTTCGGACCGGAGACGCGTAAAAGCCGTACGTCGCGGGGCTAAGACCAAACCCAGATGCATTGAGACATATAGAGTTTGCAGCCTGCCCTGTTCTACCGGCGAGACTACCAATTGCAATTGCATTCGAACCCTGTGTCAACCCTCCTGCCAAGTAC